TGCTCCTTCTGTCTCTGATAACTCACCTTGTACACCTTTTAAAACACCCTCAAAGAATTGTGTTGCTTTTGCTCCGTTCTGCGTTTGTTGAGCAAATACTTGAAGTCCTGCCGTTCCTGCGTTAAAACCTAATAAAACACCTTGTAATTCAGCGGTCAAACCATCAAGAAATGACTGATTAGCCAATTGACTTAATGAGGTATAAGACTTCTCAGCCTCCTTTGCTATTAATCCTTCAAGTGCCTTCCTCTTACCATTTAATTCAATCTCCTTTGCAAATAAGGCAATACGACCTGCAATGACTGAATTAACCTTCCCCGATGCAATCTCTTCTTGACTTAGATTGGATAATAAACCTGGGTACTTTTGGTTTAGTTCCTCATAAGCACCATTCCTTTGATTTAATGTGCTATTGGTATTAGTAAGTATGTTAGTGAGGTTATTGAGAGTATTTATCTCAGCTTGTGCCTCTCCTACAGTTTTACCAATAGAGGTATTCAACTCATTGGTCAAATCATTTTGAGATTTCTGTAATACAAGTACTTCACTAATAGCAGTAGAAAGACTGCCATACTTTTGTACTAACCCAGTAACTACGGAAACAACTGCACCAAATGCAAAGGCTGCACCCGCAGGGCCTACTAATGCACTACCTAATCCCTTCAAAGCACCACCTACACCACCACTTGTCTTACTTAGTGAAGAGAATTGATCAACAAGAATAGGCAAGTTATTCTGTATCGCAACAAATCCGAATGGTAAATCTCTGACAACACCTGATAATCCCGTGAGGGTGTTCTGTGCTTTCTGAGCAGCAGGAGCAATGTTTTTAATCTCAGTAGCTGCCTTTGCTGCGCCAGGTACCTGTACGCCAACAGACCTTAAATCTTTTAAGGATTGCTCAAGATTTTGTACATATTGATTCGCCTTAATAAGGTCATCACCTAACGCACCTTTGACCGCTTTCCGTGCTGAGTCAAGTTCCTTCTCAACCTCGGTTATAGACTTGGTAAACGATGAGACATCCGCACCAAGCCGAAATATAAAGTCTTCATTCATTTTACCAAACGTTTAAATATTTCCCGATAGTCCTCATCGGTCATTCCTTTAACCTCATCACCAGGTAATTCCCAAAGTGCCTCTGGTGACTTAGGTGAAGATTTTGGATCACCATGCAAACGAACCATCGTAAACATTAATAGCCTCGTCTGTCGGTAAGCATCAACCTTCTTCTCTTGATGCCCTTTGAGCATTAGTGAAAAATGCCGTGGTGACATCTTATAAAACTCATTAGGCAGTAGCATCATTTCACCGAAGGCGTAGGCTTCAATTTCTTCGAAGGTGAAGTCTTTTTTTTTGCTTCAGGCTCATTCACTTGCTTAATGAACTCGTTTGTTGTCCATATCTCCAATGCGTTTCTAATCTCAATCATTGCCTCTTCATTACGCAAATTCGATTCGATATAGTCTACAAAATCGGAGAAAGTCATTTCAGGCTCTACATCCTTTACAATGCAGTTATTCCAATAGCCAGAATAAAGTATATGTGCTATTCCGATTTCATTGAGTTCATCACCTTTGTGTGTTTTCCCTTCAACAAGTTTGCCATCACCTAAGTAACGAAATGATGCCATGCCGAATTTAATGCCAGTCTTAGTGCCGTTGATAGTCAGAGTGCAGTAGTTCATATTATGGAGTTACATCAAGAGTTCCTGAAGATTGGATAGTTCCTGAGAAGTTAATAAATTCGGTGGTAGACTGATTCAATGTCAAATCAGTTATATAACCTGCGAATTGATGGTAATAAACTGTACCTACTGAAGAACCTGTAATTGTTGGATTCTGAACCCTTACAGTTATGATAGTTTTATTTACCATAGCAGTTAACAAATCCTCATATGATACTTGAGAAATAGTTGGAGTAGCCTCACAGATAGCGTCAAAATCAACGGTCATCTGAGGTTCTGAAGGTGAAGTAAGAACTCCGCAATTAGTTTGCTCAACTGTTGCATCCATTGTTGTGTTAACTGAACTTGTGCGAAGACATACTAGATTTTTGTATGATGACGCGCCTGTTACATCTATTTCGATGTTCTGTACTGATCCTAAAATTTGTGGCATTTTACTTTATTTTTGATTTACTAAATTACTTAATGTTATTATCTTTCGTGCAACAAAATTATCTCCGTTCTGTAACGGCAAATAGCTTGATGAAGTCCTTGCCGTTGGGTATACCACAAAATCAGCATCACTAAACCCATCCACCGCAGTATCTGGTATTAATATCGTTAATATTTGACTTGATATATTATCTACAATTGAATTATCATATATGCGATATTGTTCGCTGAAAATGTCAATCACCACATCAACAAAGTTCCCGAAATACTGATTATTATTATTAGCTGATTCGGTGATGGATGAAATAACTACATAGTTTTTCGGAGTAGTCCGAAATGGTGTCTGCCCATAAACAGGAACATCTTGCCCATTGTAGGACAAGTTACCATTTAAGGCGTTGACATATATTACACGTATGTTATTTGATGCGTCTTTCATACATACATTTTTAGCACCTCAATAACTCTTGTTTTAAATTTAGGCCAGTAAGCCAATATTGATGGGCGCATGAATGGTCTTGCAGGGATGTTCACAGGTCTGATACCCTTTCCTTTGAACTTTGATGCCAAATCTTGCCATTCAGGATATTCAGGAGCCTCATATAATGTGCCAGTACCAAACTCATGATAAGCAGCGTATTTTGTTTGTGCAACAAGCTGATAACTCATAAATTGATCTTTCTTTAGGCTTATTGATGCTCTAAGTCTTCCAGTGTCCACAGGAGCAAGATTCTTTGCGCTCCTTGCCATATCCTCACCATGAGCAGCTAATTCCATATCTATTTCAACGGCAGCATCATTAACAAGCGTTTTATACTTTTTAAGTATATTGTTGATTGCTCTATCTGAAACCTCTATGTTAAATCCTTTAGCCATTAAATTACAACTTGCCTATATTGGTGATAGTTAAGTCCTTCCCATGAAGGATATTGCGAAATAGATTGCCTTGGATCAGCATTCATCTTCTTGCCTCTGTTTTCATACATCCATGATACCAAAGTTAGTATATCATTCCTCAAATCATTAGGGAGTGTCCCATAACCTGCTTGATATGTCACAGTGTACGTACCTGGGATGTACAACCACAATTTGCCACCAATCACCTCATAGTCATCATTCGCAGTCAAAGCCTCGTTATCATTGATACCCTCTTTAATTGTCACGCTATTAACGCAGACTAAAGGAGAATAAGGTAAATCAATTATCCATACACGTGGATTATTGCCAGTGCATTCAACATTGGCTTGTATCAACTTATTAGCAAATGACCTGCCCGTTAATTTCTCTAAGTGCTGCCTCGCTGCTGAGATAAGATTGTCGATTAAAGTATCATCGGTGGTGTAGTCAATACGCATCCAATTCTTTGCATCAGTCCTGCTTACAGGCTCTGCAACGGCATCGGCTTGAATTACTACGCTATTTATGTATACCATTCGTATGCTTTTTCTTTGAACCAAGTGCTAAAGTTGTTGAGTGCTTCTCTCGGATCATGTTCTCTGCTTCTTGCTTTTGCTTTTCTTGATGCTCCTTGATAGGCTTTTTCTTCATCAAGTTCAGTAATTCTTTTGACCCATTCCTTAACATCGGTTCTGTTTTTAATATATATACCTGCCTTACCGCAGTTTTCCTTTAACCCATCCGCCTCAGTGCAAATCACGGGGATACCGCTTGACATTGCCTCCGTTGCCGTTCTGCCCCATGATTCATAGTTTGATGGCATAAGTAAAATACGAGTCTGTTTATAAGCATCAAGTATGTTCGGACTATTTTTTACATATGTCACATTTGGCAGATTTTCGGTTACTTGCTCATCATATGAACCAAGAACACCCAAAAATCGTTTATGTGGCATTGCTCTGGCTATATCTGCAAAGACCTTCCCCCCTTTGTTTTCGTTTAAGTTAATTAGTGTAATGTAAGTATTCTT